TGATAAGCTCTTTCGCGCTTTGCCTCTTTCTGGAACTGCAAGAAGTCTTCCCACATTCCGGGCCTGCCCGTTAGCTTCATAAGGGTGCGAAGTTCTGCTTCTTTTTCTCTGAGTTTTTCCAACTCCAGAAAGTTTTGCAATACAGAGCCACGGCCTTTCTTGTTAGATCGCCTTGCAAGTATAGATTTGTTGTTAAAATAGTTAGCGCAAGCCTCAGCACAGTGACTTAGGTCTTTCCCGTGCTTGACGCTTTGTAACATAACGTCAATTGCGCGATTAGCTGCTTGGATTTCTTCAAGCACTTCATCTTCTACTCATGAATGCAGTAGCTCCAAAGTAAGCTGCTACAATAGACGCTTGAGCTATGTAGAACAGTCCAAGCAAATCAGAAAGTGCTTTAACCCTGCTGTCGGGCATCATAGGCAGCATAAGAAAAACAGAAAACAAAACCATTGAAATCATGGCTACCCACGCCATGTTTCTTTGAGAATCTGCCTTTTCCTCACGAAGCTCTAGCTCAACAAGCTGTTGATGACGCTCAAGCTCCTCGTCAGTTACCTCGCCATCCCCATCAAGGTCATACTTGGCGTACTTACTGGTTCGCTGTAATTTTTTTTGCGTAGCCATCTATTTCCTCCTTGTTGGGATCGACAAAAGCAGGTTTGCAGAAAGCTAAAGCAGGCTTATAGTTCTCCTCTCTTTTCGTCAGTATTTTTGCAATGTTGACACATTGCTTTTGATTCATGTAGTAACCTGCAACCTTTTCTGGGTCGGCAGGGCTTAACTGAACTATAAGCGCAAAAACAATGATTTCCATCTAGTCCATCCATTTAAATGCCGCCAATACAGTAATAATAAACGGATAAACTCCCCATAACATTAATTCTAATTTATCAAAACGCTTAGAACCTTGCTCAAGGCGTTCTTCAATATTCTGATAACGAATCGAACATTCACGCTCGTGATTGTCAATCCTTGTCATTGACTCCTTAACAGTAGCCACATCAATCTTCTGTTGATCTGCGTTGATTTTGCAACAAGTTGAGAATAACCTTTGTATCTGCCTTAACATCTGACAAGTCTTCTGCTGTGTTTTGTTGGATAATTTCAGAACGTGTCATTTGGTTTTGAAGTTGATTTACTTCATCCTCAATCTCGTCAACCTGTTCACTTAGCTCACTGATGTCCTCTGCGTTTTCCTGTGACTGTGCCTCAAGCGTTGTATAACTTGCAATCAAACCAGCACCGACTAGCAAAACTGGAGCGAGGTTCATCAGACTAGAAAGTTTAATTTCCATAAAAAAACCCTGCCATTAACTAATTAAGAATAACAATACCAACCTGTTGCAATGTATTTCACCTGTGTCTGTGAAGGAATGCCTCTGTGATAATGAGTCCAGTCACAAGGCCATATTAATGTAAGACCTTTTTGCGGTTTAACTTTTAGTTTTTGATGTGCAAATTCTGTTTCACCACCTTCCGTTACATCGTTAAGATATGTCATATACACAAGATGCCTATTGGCATATAACAGCGATGCTCTTTCGGTATGAAACTTAAAAAAACCACCGCCTTTCGGATACTTTTGCACGTTACCTTGCTCTACACCGTCATTAAACGCTGCAACTTTGTCTGCAAAAGGGTAATCTTTCAAATAAAGATTTAAACATTTTTGTAATTCAATCGAATAGTCACAGCAAACTTTATGTTGAAAAGACAATCTTCTTTCAAAAGAATCTTTTGTTTTTTTGTTAATGCCTATTTTTCCTGAATCCTGATGACCAACAATTCCCCGATTTACTTCGCCTTGTTTTTTTGCCTTTTTATCTTCAACGTAATCAATTAAACGATCACAAATAGATAAATCATCTAAAATCCAACTTCCAATAAAAGACGGATGCGTGTTTTTGGTCAGCAGAACAGGCACAGGGCCATTATTTATATTTTCTTTGATTAAATGCATTAGGTCATTTCAACCCACTGTCTGCTTGTCTCATCCCATACATAACATTTTCCGTCATTCGGGTGAGCCACTGGAGGTTCCCAAATACAGGATGTTTCATTCAAACTCCAACTTGGATAAGGTTGTGGTTCATAAAAAGCATCTCTGCCAGAGTCATAAGTATGACCAACTCCTGCATAATTTTTTCGTAACGCTACACCGCCATCAGGTGTATTTGAATTAGGCGCATAATGAACACCGCCATATGTGTTGTAAGATGTTTGCACCCACATCACGCCAGACTCTGATGGTAGTGAGTCTATGAAATCTTGCTCTGCAACGATTACAGTTTCTACAAGATTATTTTTTACTTTAGCAAAATGACTCATGTGGTGAATGTCCCAGAGCTTGTAAACGTGTGAAAAGTGAAGCCGCCTGAAGAAGTCACCGTTCCTCCTGTTGCAACTTGACCACCAGCATATCTAAGAATCACTATCCCAGAACCTCCGTTTCCACCTTGAAGGTCAAAATTAAATGATCCTCCACCGCCTCCACCACCGCCTGTGTTGGCACTTCCAGAAGTGGCCTGTATTTGTTGAGGTGAACTTCCACCCCCATAACGACCACCGTCTCCACCGCCTCCAGCACCGCCACTACCAATGGAAGCTACAGCAGAGGCATTACTAACCTGTTGTGCACTACCACCGCCACCACCACCATATGAAGTTCCAAGCGACTTCCAGTCTGTCCCTGCTCCACCGTCTCCCCCAAGAGGGTGATTCGCACTTAAAAAACCACCGGGACTTCCAGTTCCACCGGCTCCCCCACCACCGCCTGTGGCAGCATTACTAGCTGAGCTAATTGTAGCATTACCTCCAGCATTACCTTGACCAGACGTACCGGGACTTCCTGTGCTTGTAGATGGATTGTTTCCAAATCCGCCACCCCCACCAGAACCTCCTGTCGTAGGGCCAGCCCCACCTCCATGTGAACCAAATCGTCCTCCACGCCCCCCACCAGTAGAAGTGGTGTTGGTGATGCCTGTGCCAGCAATTGAGGAGTCAGATCCTGCTGCACCATTTGTTGCGCTGGTTGCTCTTGCTCCTCCTGCACCTATAGTAATTGTCCACTCTGTTCCATCGGATACTGTCCCTGTCGTTGAAACTTCAAGGAAGCCGCCAGCACCACCGCCACCTCCAGATCCAAATCCACCAGATCCTCCTCCAGCAACGACAAGACATTCAATATCCATTGTCTTTGACCTGTTTGGAAAAGCCCCAAAACCTAATACGTTGTAGCCAAAACTTGACATTATTTAACCCTATGCATCGTTTGCCGCATCTGTAGTAAAGAATAACTTGATACCCAAAAGTCTTGCATCGCCTGATTGATCGTCAGCACTGACATCTCTCATAATCTGAAAATAAGCCATTGTGTCTACTGCCGCATTCGCAATGGTGACAGCACCTGATTCTGCCGAAACAGTCATATCATTTGATGTGCCGCTAAAGGCTTTTGCCGTTGCAACCACATTTGTTCCGAAGGCTGTATTGATTGAAGCATCGTCAGCCATACAACCGCCAGATAAGCCCCACGCAACTGTACCTGTATTCGTGCCTGTCACTGTCCAAAACGCTTGAAAGGTTACCGTGCCTTCGTTCCACGATTTGGGGAAACATACAGTAAACTGAGCGTTTTCATCGGAGGATGCGTCAAAATCCAAACATTTGAGTTCTGGGCCATTTGACAATTCAACCTGTGTTAAATCAGCACATCCGTTTGTAGAATTTGGATACATCGCTGCCGCTGGAACATAGATTGTTTCTTTCCCTGCAACTTTTGCTTTTGCTCCCCCCACATCAAGCGTACCAGCTATTGCGACATTAGTTGTTCCAGTTGGAATCTCAATAACATCAGCATCTGCGTCATTCTTAATCGTCACGTCATTTGTTGAGCCTTGTCCAGTGAGGATTAAACCTTCCGCAGCGGTATATCCCATTGCAGCATTATCACCAGCACTAGTATCACCATCAGCATTTAATGTTCCAGCCGTCAAGTCTCCAACAATATCAACGCTAGTACCACCTGTTGCAATAGTTAATACATCAGCATCTGCATCGTTCTTGATTGTTACATCGTTGGTCGAGCCTTGTCCTGTAAGAATTAAACCTTCAGCGGCAGTGTAACCTATTGCTGCGGCATCACCAGAGGACGTATCCCCATCAGGTATAAAACACGCTGCGGTAAGATCGCCAACTACGTCTACATTTGTACCGCCTGTTGCAATGGTTAATACATCTGCATCTGCATCATTTTTAATTGTTACGTCATTAGTTGACCCCTGTCCTGTGAGAATTAATCCTTCAGCGGCAGTGTAGCCCATCGCTGCATTGTCACCAGCAGCAGTATCGCCATCTGCATTCACAGTAGAAGCTGTAACATCGCCTACTATATCAACGCTAGTCCCTCCTGTTGCGATTGTTAGTACGTCTGCATCTGCATCATTTTTAATTGTTACATCGTTTGTAGAACCTTGCCCTGTAAGAATTAGACCTTCAGCCGAGGTAAATCCTATCGCTGCATTGTCCCCTGCGGATGTGTCACCCGTAGCCTCTAGCGTTGCTCCCGTGATTACCCCAGAAGCGGTCAAGGTTGCTGCGGTGGTTGTTCCTGTTAAGTCCAGATCAACAAGCGCATCAGCTACCGCTGCACCTGATCCCGCACCATCCAAGTAAACTGCCTTGACTGCTCCGTTACCAATATTTACCGTTGCACCAGAGCCTTGCTTAATTGTGATGATCTGAGAACCTGTTGTTGCGTTCTCAATAAACATCAGCCGCGATATTGTATTTGGCCCGATAGTTAGCTCTCTCGTCGTTGAAAGCGTAGCAGATGATGTTACTTTAAAATAAATCGAACGGGCTGGATCTGTTGATCCATCAGCAACAGTTGTCGTTGCATTAGCGTCACTAGAGAAACAATCCTGTGTACCAAAACTTAATGCTTCTGCAATTAGCTCTAGATTAGTGTTTGTTTCTGACCCCCACGTACCTGAAGAATCTCCTGTGGCGATCTCTTTTAATCTTAAATCATTTACATAAGTTGCCATGTTATAAACCTCATGCGGCTATGCCTGTTGGTGTTACTATATCTTGCCACGCTGGCGTTTGCGATGTATCGATTGGCCCCCAGACATTAACGGGTCTGATTGACCCGCTGGCTGATACGCCTGTAAGGCTAATTGTTACTGATATGCCTACAACTTCAGTGCCAATTGCACCAGTCGCTGAAACACCTGTTAAAGTTACATTTGCAGCCCCGCTTACTGTAACGCTACCTAAACCACTTGTACCTGCAACACCAGTGACATTTATATCATCAGGCGTTCCCCAGCCATCTGTTCCCCAACCAGCGCGGCCCCATCCCGTAATCGAAGACATCAGGCAATCCTGATAATTGCGTTACTCGCGTCTGCGGTAGGAAAGGTAATCGTAAAGTCACCTGCCGTTGCAGTCTTGTCTCCACCAAAATCCAACACACACACCGCTCGATCTGAATTGGTGTCATTATAGATTAGTGCGCCCCTAGCTGTAATCGTTACCGTAGAGAACGTCAGGTTCGCAAAATCGGTAAAGCCTGTCGTACCACTAGAGTCTGGGTTGATGTTTGTTAAAGCTGCACCAGCGGCAGTATAGTTGGTTCCGCTTGCCTCATTGGAAGTCGTATAGGCTGTCGTACCCGCCCCCAGACTTGCAGAACTTGTGTACAAAGCCAATTTAAAGCTGTTGCCGCCACTTGCCAAAAAATTGTGTTTTGCTTCAAGCAACTCTTTCTTAAAGCTAGTACACATAGCCTGAGATATAGCCATTACAATCTCCTAATTATGTCTGCCATTTCTTTCTGTTGATTTTTTTCCAGCATCGCTGTCAACGTGGTTCTATCGCTTTTTATTGCTTCCACCATATAAAACAACACCGCTGTATAAACCTGATCTTTAAAAGCCTGCGCCTGTTCCTGAATTGCAGGATGCGAATTGCTGCCAACAGAAACAATCCTGTTGGTCGCTTTTTCTGCCCAGAACTCCACATCATGACCTTTGTGTTTGGTTGTCGAAACATCAACGATAGGTGTATCAGGCAAGTTCATGCTAACTTCAAACATCAGGATCGTGACTTCCTGACAGTGCCTGACCTATAACTGTCTGTTGTGTTGTAACCCTCACCCAGAGACTCCAATCTTTCTAACGATTCATCATACTTAGCCTGATACAACTGCATCAAATCAGGGTCGCCTTTGAGAAATATATAACCCTCAACAAGACACCCATAAAGAAGAGCATTTGCCGCATTTGTTCCTAACCAACTCGTTCCATCTGATGTCACTGTTATCGACAGGGGTTTATAAAAATAATGTAACTCGGTTGTAAAATCTGCGTTAGGCGTTGGGCCAAGTATAAACGTAGTGTCATCAAATAACGCATAATACTTTGGCACACCCGTTGTCGTACTCACTGGATACGCCTGTCTGATAAAGTTAACATCTTTGTTTAAAAGATACTCGTAACCACTGTTATCAAGTGCTAAAGAATAACTTGCAAGAAAGTCATCTGGCGTATTGAGATACTCCTGATTAGCCGTTATCGAACCTGTGACATTTCTTCTGAAGTTAGGAAGCTGAACTGACTTCAGTATCCTTTCCTCAGCACGGACGATAATCAAAGGAAGCTCTGCAACGAATGTTTCTTCAGTCGTTTCCAGATAATCCTGAATAGACGCTTTTAATGTGGTGAATGTCCACGCCATATTACTTACTCTTTACGGCAGCTTTTTTTGCTGGTTTTTTCTTTGGCTTTGCTTTTGCAGCCGCCTTTTTGACTGGTTGCATTTCAGCAAGTTTTGCATCCGCTTCTGATTTGGTCATCGGGGCAAAAACGACAATGTCGTACTCACCGTATTCACCGATTTCACCGTTTGGGTATTTAGTGCCAATCTGATAGACAGGCTCTCCTGAAGCAAAATTACCGTTTTGAAACACTTCTAGCTTTGCCATAATCAATACCTTAGCTGATTGTTATTGTAACCCTTCCAACTTCACCAGTGATATCAAGACCCACCGTTCTGCTTCCAAGCTCTGTCACGCCACCGCCCACTGGATTAAACGCAAAAAACGACCTGCTTTCAACAAGCGATCTGTCTGGCCTTGGGTTTCTCAAGGACTGGTTGTCCGTCAGATGCAGTTTACCAAGCTGCAACTGGGGCTGATCTTGGTCAACAACGTCTCTACCAACCAGCAAACCAGTCGGTCTCTGGTTGAGTATTTGCGGAACCAGATCAGTTAACTTGTAACGAAAGCCTGTTCTGTCGCAAAAACCAAAAGCGTACTTGCCTTTTGTTCTGCTCAATTGGTGTAGCCTCCCGGAGATACAAAGAGCGAAG